TCGCGAAGATCCTCGCGAACGCTCGGGATGAGAGGATCGAACTGCTGGGGGAAGAATTTGTCGGACACGGTAGAGCACTCCTTGCGGGTACGGATCGAGGCACTCTGCTGTAGGTAACTCTCAGTATCCTTGTTGTACACGGGTGCACCACCGCCCATGTTCGGGGTGGTCGCCCAAGGGCGGGCAAAGGTCTGCTGGTGTCCCTTGAGACGCTGGGTACCCGGATCACCGAGAGCCAGGCGGGAGTAGAGGTCAACGTCGCATCCACCAGCTGCCGTATTTCCGAAGTTGCCGGTATAGTTCATCGTCACGAATGCAGACGCAAAGTCCGCGACGGGATCGAAGTTCTGGCAGGGTTCCGGCGGAGGGCGGGCGGTAGACAGGTAGTAATCCTGCTGTCCCTTATTATCGCGGGCATCGTAGTCCTGCTGCACTGTGTCATTCTTCTGACGAGTCGGGGCATAAAACCACTGCTGCGGGTTATTTGTCTGCGGTTCCTGGGACGTCATGCTTATTCTTTAAAACGGATAAACTTTCTGGGCTTCCTTCTTTGGAATCAACAATATGTCTGTTCTTTCTCCTTGTGATTGGATTGAACATGACGATTTCGGAAAGTATGTTATTGATATCTACGGACGGACAGATGAGGGCAGTTCAGCTCTTCTCCGAGTCCGTGGATTCAAGCCCTATTTCTATGTCGCATCCGAGTACGACTTTGCTACGGAAGAGCACGGAATAAGCAAGATCACGGTCACGCACCTGGAGAAGTACGACGTGTTCGCTGGCTTCCAGAACTTTGAGCCACTGAAGGTTCAGAAGGTGGAGGTGGAGTCCATGAAGGATTTCCGGATCGCAACGAAGGTTGCGAAGGATGCCCTGGAGAAGGGGAAGTCGATCTATACGGTCTACGAAGCGAACCTCCCTCCGCTCCTGAGGTTCTACCACGATCACGAGATTGCCCCGGCATCACCGGTAGCGTTTGTGGCAGGACCCAAGATCAAGGGCATGGAGAAGGCATCGTATGTAGACGTGTCAAATATCAAAAGCAAACCAAGTGCGGATACACCCTTAAAGGTGTCAGCTTACGATATTGAATGTATGTCAGAAAGCGGTCAGTTTCCAGTTCCAGACAAAGATCCGGTGATTCAGATCGGAATCACGACTCGGTGGTCGAATGCCATGACCAAATCTATTGCTCGCAAGGTATTTGTGTGGCCGTCTGTGGACAAGTCCGACGACCCATCTGTGGAGTTCAAGGGGTATCCTACCGAAGCAGATATGATTGAAGGGTTTATGGAGTATGTCCAACAGGAGGATCCCGACATTATCTGCGGATACAACACGTACGGCTTCGACGACAAGTTCCTAGCAACTCGAGCGAGGATATGTGGTATGAAACTGAATCTGTCCCGAGGACAGATCTGGGGCGATATTCTTCAGAAGAAGACGTTTGATCTGGCGTCTGGAAAGTATGAGGTTGAGTACCTGAAGACTCCGGGTCGTCTTACGATCGATCTCCTGCTCTCGATGCGTCGTGAGCATACCCTAGACTCCTACAAGCTCGATAATGTCGCTTCAACCTTTCTGCGGGACAAGGTCTTGAAGTTTGAGGGGAATACCGTTCATACCAAGACGACTCGTGGTCTCTACGCTGGGAACTACGTATGCTTTGATCTGGTGGGAAATACATCAAATCCTTACCAGGAGGGTCGCAAGTTCTTGGTGAAATATGTAACATACAACACATTCACTATCGATACTGACGGATTGTTTGGCGATCTCTCTGCAGAGGAGAAGAAGATGCTGGAGTGGTCGTTCACGAAGGATGACATTGGTCCTCAGGATATCTTTCGGATGCACCGTGGGTCTTCGAAGGATCGGGCGGTGATTGCCAAGTACTGTATCCAGGACTGCGACCTGGTTCTCACCCTGATGTCCAAGCTGGACACACTGACAAACTCTCGCGGTATGGCTGACGTCTGCTTCGTGCCTCTCCAGTTCCTGTTCTTGCGGGGTCAGGGTATCAAGATCTTCTCGAGGGTGGCGTACGAGGCGTCCAAGCGGAACCAGATTCTCCAGACGCAGGAGGCACTGGAGGGCGAAGGAATTGGGTATGAGGGTGCGATCGTGATCTCGCCCAAGATCGGGATGTACCTCGATACACCAATCGCTGTCCTGGATTTCAACAGTCTGTACCCCTCCTCCATGATCGGCGAAAATCTGTCGCCCGATACGCTGGTGTGCAAGAAGAACTATGCTGGAACCAGGCTGGTGTCTCAGGAGGGAATGACGGCGGAGCAAATGAAGAGCCTCAAAGTGGACACGCGTGAGGTCACGTACACGGAAGACGGTCAAACGTGTAAGTGCACGTATATCAAAGCCACGCCCGACCAGCCTCTCTCAACGGGTCTGATTCCTACGGCTCTCCAGATCATGCTGAAGAAGCGAAAGGAGGCCAGGAAGAAGATGGAGGATCCCAAGTTGGACGATGCTCAGAAGTCAGTGTATAACGGTCTTCAGCTGGCATACAAGGTCGTTGCCAATTCGATTTATGGTCAGCTGGGCTCGCGGACGTCTCCGATCAGGAAAATGTGTATTGCCGCGTGCACGACTGCAGTGGGTCGGCGTTCGCTCCTGTTTGCCAAGTCGACGGTGGAAGCTGATGGGGCGGAGGTGGTGTATGGCGACACGGATTCTATCTTCGTGAAGTTTCCAGGCAAGGATTTGCCCGGTGCGATTGCAGCAGGACAGGAGGCAGCGACCAAGATCACGAAGGGATGCCCTCACTCGGCATTTGTGATCGGGTACGAGAAGACGTTCTATCCGTTCATTCTGTTCTGTCGCAAGCGGTACGTCGGGATGAAGTATGAGGAGGATCCCACGAAGTGTAAGCGTGCGTCCATGGGTATCGTCTTGCGGCGGCGGGATAATGCACCCATAGTCAAGGACGTGTATGGCGGTGCCCTAGACATCATCCTGGAACAGAAGGATATTGGGAAGGCGGCGGAGTTTGTGAAGGGCATGCTGGTAAAGGTCATGAAGTCCGAGCTCCCCATCGAGAAGTTCGAGATCACCAAGCAGCTGAGGGACGATTACAAGGCGATGGCGGAAGGGTACACGGGTCACGCGACAATCCCAGCCCACCGCATTCTGGCAGACAGAATCACGAAGCGGGATCCTGGGAATGCTCCGTCTGTGGGTGAGCGGCTCCGGTACGTCTACATCCAGACCGACAAGAAGCTGCAGGCTGATAAGATCGAGACCCCAGAATATATCCTTGAGAAGAATCTCAAGTTGGACTCGCAGTTCTACATTACGAACCAGATCCAGAACCCGGTGGCACAGCTGTTCGCTCTCTGTATCGAGAGCCTTCCAGGGTACCGCGAGCCCCGACCTTCGTACAAGTCCATGTACGACGGAATGATTGCCGACGGAGCCGAAGATGAGGAGGCTACCTTGGGAGTTCTGAAGCACAAGGAGAAACAGCTGGATTCCCTGCTGTTTCTCAAGGCGGAGTATATCCAGAACATTATTCGAGCATCTCGGACTGGACCTCTCGATAACTGGTTTAAAAGGAAGTAAGATCGTCATACAAGTATTCAAATGAGTCAACAAATGATTGAACTTCTCGGAGATATTGCATACGCCCGGTCTGCCTTTTTTCGTCGGCACTCGGTGGTTCCTTACCACCTTATGCGTACGTTCTTGACGAACGAAGACAGGATGCTCGCACTCCTCACTCAGTTCTCCACCCCTGCTCCGGCTCCTCCTCCAGCTCCCAGGGCACGGGCACCGCTCCCGCCTCTTGGACAACATTTAGATGTTCCTCTCAATCTCGCCGAGCTGATATTTGGTCGCGATGCGTTCGTGGGTCTGGGACAGGGAAGAACCCAAAACCAGTTCTGGGATGCGGTGACAGTGGGACTGACACCTCAGCAGTTTGCGGAGGGTACGCGAGCATACGAGAATCCTCCAAATGTATCCGAGCAGGATCAGTGCTGCATTTGCCAGGAGGGTATTACAACGGAAGTTGCAATTCAAACCCTGTGTCCTGGACCCCCGCTAGGGGACGGTGTAACTGTCACAAACTATCACGCCCTCCATCGCAGGTGTGCTCAGTCGTGGTTTGCGATCAGCACGCGTTGCCCGGTGTGTCGGGCAGATTTACGAACAGTCAGCCCACCTACTACAAATGGCACAGCAGGAGCCCCCGGTGGTGAACCCGCAGCAGCCCCTAGTGGTGGTGTGCACCCCAACGTATAACCGCCGCTTCTGCCTTGATTTTTCCGTAGAGTGTTTCAAGCGTCAGGAGTATCCCAATCTTCACTGGATTATCATCGATAACTCAGATGACCCAGAGAAGGACTGGTCGCCTATCCAAGAGAAGGAGGGGATCAAGGTCACATATTTCCATATCAAGACGAGGAAGCCGGTAGGATCTCTTCGCAATGTATGTCTCCGTGAAGCCCTCAAGCTCAAGCCCGAGTTCATCGCTTTCTGGGACGATGATGATTACTATCTGCCCCAGCGGATCCGCGTATCGGTCGAGGCTCTTCAGAAGGATCCCAAGTTCGACATTATCGGATGTGCCGTTATGACGGTGTTCTTGACCCGCGAGAACGTCTTGATGGATGTGGGTCCTTACGGACACAACCACGCCACAGCTGCCACTTACCTTTTCCGTGCCAAGTGTGCCGAGACCCGGTATTTCCTGGAGACAGCAAACAAGGCGGAGGAGGGTACCTTTACTCGCGACTGGACGCTGGAGATGATCATGCTTCCCGCCACTGATATTCTGCTCGTGATTGGTCACGCACACAATACAGTCAATAAGAGCGAGATCTTTGAAGACCAGCGGAAGTTCGGTGGTCGTATCCATAATTCCGACAATGCCAAGAACGTCGTACGGTTCAACTGGGTGAAAGATCCCAGTATGTGGGCTGTACTCCGTAAAACGTTTCTTGATGCTTAAAAAGATCGGCAATAGCGTCTCCCGTTACGGGAATCTGTTTCAGTATATCGGACTTCCCGTACTGAAACCGGTTCATGAGTCGCCGAACATCGTGTTGACACTCTTTGACGATCGTTTGGAATTCGCTATATGGCGTAGGCGTATGCTTTTGCAGATTCTCGTACAGATCCCTAGTATTCAGTGGCATGCATCTGTGAATGATAACATTCCCAGGAGCTCTCTTGAAGATCACAGGGATTTCGTTGGACGTGCAGATAATTGGGACGACACGTTTGGGATCCTTGATCCACTCCAGAACTTTTCGTTGGGCATGTGGATCGCTGCCATCGATCTCGTCGAGGATGACACAGGTCTTCCGGGGGTTTGTTGTATATTTTACAAATGAGGTGAAGGAGACAGGAGCCATGCATGAATCACGCAGGGTTGTGACATCATCGTGAGACCGCAGGGATCGGGACGCATTAATTTCCAGGGGTTCGTATCCTAGGGTTCGGGCAGCCGTTAACGCCAATGTTGTTTTTCCTATACCTGGAGAACCGCAGATCAGGACACATTGGGAAGGAGTGTTTGCACGAAGATAGAGCGATAGAACATGTTTGGCTTCCGTATGTCCAATAATATCGCTGAACGATTCGGGTCGGTACGTTTCCGACAGCATTACACTGTTATGCGTCTACCTACAAAATCCTTTCCACCCAGTTCCGCAAGCCTTGGCAATTTCACATTCGTGTCCATCGTAATTTTTGGGATTGAACGGATTACACTGGGTCGTATAGGTGGGATTACAGTTTTCCCCGTCAAACGTCCACAGGTCTGGGCACGGGTTTAACTTCTTAAGACGCTTCACGTAGATGACGGGCTGGAGCTTCACGAGGTAGATATAGGCAAAGAGCCCAAACACTCCGGTGGTGATCAGGATGACGAAGAAATCCTTGAACAGACCGTTTAAGAAACGGAACGTATCAGCACACCCCACTGGAGCAAACTGAGGGCTCAGCCAATTAGTGAACGGTCCTGTGAACGCCTGCTTGAAATATGTGGTGTAGCATGATAGTCCGTTAGACATTCTCTTCTATTTATTAACAAGAGTATAATGAGTGTGGACGCTGCTCGACACGTCTGTAATACGTATTATACCACAACTCTGAATCCCCTGGTTCAGCACCACGTGGATTCGTACAATGATCTGGTCGAACGCCGTATCCCTCTGTTTCTGAAAGCGTCCAACCCAGTACGCCTCGTCTTGGGCGACGCTCGTGAGATTCGAGTGTATATTGGTGGAAAGAACGGCGATGTTATTGGGTACCGCCCCCCTCTCGACGAGCTCGAGTATGCCGTGATGCCGAACACGTGTCGGACGGAAAATAAGACGTATACTCTCGACTGCCTTGCAGATATCGAGGTAGAGTACCAGATCGGGGACAGCGTAGAGACTACAAAGTTCGAAAAGGTGCCTATTGCCCGTCTGCCCCTCATGTTACGATCCAAGTTCTGTCATCTGTCTGCCTTGACACCGGACGAGTCGTATGCACAAGGAGAAGATTACCACGAGCTTGGAGGGTACTTCATTATTGACGGAGGTGAACGTATTCTCCTGTCACAGGAACGTCTTGGAAACAACATTTTTTACGCTGGTTCACGATCAGTTGTATCGGTGTCAGACGCGGATCAGGTGGGAGGAAAGACAGAGGAAAAGGGGGAAGACAGAGAGTACTATGCTGGATTTCGCGGTGTTTCAGACGACGGGGCACGCGGTCCATTTTCTCACTATCTCGTCATCCCTCCCGCTAAGCGTGAAGTGTCTATGGCGGAAATTGATGCTCGGGCTTCGACCAAGCAGGCAATCAAAGATTATGGATCCACACGTATTCGTGGCATGCCTGTAATCACGCTACCCGGTTTCTCAATTCCAGTCCCCATCATCAGCGTGCTTCATTTACTGGGTCTAACCAATGACAAGGAGATTTATGACACAATGCTTGTTGGTGTACCAGAGAATGATCGTACAGTGTACGATGATATCTTCATGCAAATCATACTTGGACACACAGTGGAATCCGACATGGAAACCCTCCGTGCTGCTACAAAGACCCGTACTCAGGAGGAAGTATTTTACAATCTACAGGCAACCCTGTTCCCGAATATTGAAGACGATGATGTTGGTGCACTTTACCGCCGTAAGTCCTATGCCCTAGGGTTCATGCTGCGTCTAGCAGTTGAAAACGCGATAGGAATTCGCGAACCGTCAGATCGCGATCATTTTCGGTTCAAGCGATTCGATGTATCGGGGGATCTGTGTTTTCAGGAGTTCCGCCGAATCTACAAGCTCGTGGCAAAGGAAATGAAGCTTGCGATGGATACTCGCGTCCACTTCGAGGAGCGAACGTATGCTGGTAAAAACCTGGCGACCCTTCTTCAGCGTGAAAACATTGGATACTACTGGAAGATGAATATGTTTCTCAATGAGTTCTCGAGGTCGTTCAAGGGACAGTGGGGATCAAAGGATGGAGTCTCACAGATTCTCAGCCGGTTCTCTCGGCTCGGAACCGTGTCTATGCTTCGCCGCTCAATTCTTCAGATGGATCCTTCCGTCAAAGCCCTCGGTGCTCGTCGTCTGCACGGAAGCTCGTGGGGTCTTACGTGCCCTTCTGATGTGCCCGACGGGCGAAATGTCGGAATGACCAAACATTTCTCTCTCCTTGCGTTCGTGTCAACCCAAGGCAATACGACCGAACTAAAAAGCAAGTTGACATCCGACCCCAATTTTCAGAGTGTATCGTCGATCCATCCTGCTCGGTGGAACCCTGTTTGGACTAAAGTGTTTGTCAATGGAGATATGTACGGCGTAATTAAGGCAAATGCTCAGAATGTATATGAGATACTTATTACCTACCGTCGGGAGAACCCCGGAACATCAGTTTCGTGGAATCGTACAGACAACGAGCTTATGGTTTTTTCCGATGCAGGGAGACCTTATCGTCCAGTGTACCGCCCAGGTGTCACACCAGACATGGTTCTGTCGAAGAAAGCATGGAAAGATATGAAGAACACCATTTTTGATTTCGTAGATGCCGACGAGTCGGATACAATCAAGATTTCAATGGCTCCGTTTTCCAAGACTGAACCCTCTGAGATTCACGGAATATTCATGCTCTCCCCACTCTCTGCAGTAATTCCGTTCGCAGACCACAACCCGTCTCCTCGCGTAGCCTTTTCGTGTGCCCAGTCTCGTCAGGGTGCATCGTGGTACCATTCTAACTTCAACAAACGGTTTGATACAATCACTCTTATCCTGAATTCTCCTCAACGTCCAATCTGTGAAACGTGGATGTACCCCCACGTTCTTGGGCGAGGAGGGTGCCTGCCGTACGGATTCAACGCGATCGTGGCAATATCTATGTATTCGGGGTACAACCAGGAAGACTCGGTTATCCTGAACGGTTCAGCCATGAAGCGTGGACTGTTTCGCACGACCTATTTCCATTCGTACAACGTAGTCGAAGAGATGGTGAATGAAATGGAGGGAACACACACAGAATTCGGAAATCCGGCAAAGAAGGGACTGAAACTGAAAGCTGGTAAGGACTACTCCAAGCTAGATGACAATGGAATTATTAGGTTCGGTTCAGAGGTCGACGACGATACGGTCTTAGTCGGAATGATATCTGGAACGTCGGATGCCTCCACTACAACAAAGCGTGGACAGCGTGGACGGGTAGATGGAATTCAGATGTTCACAATCACACGGGGACTAGGTAAGGCAAAGACGACCTTAAACGGCGTCAAGATCCGTATCGCCGAATCGCGGCAGCCTATTCTAGGCGACAAGTTCAGTTCGCGTGCTGGACAGAAGGGAACAGTTGGCATGATTCTGGATGAGTGTGACATGCCGTTCACAGCCAAGGGTCTGCGTCCCGACCTCATACTGAACCCCCATGCACTCCCTTCCCGCATGACGACTGGGCAAATTCTAGAATCAACATCTTCGCGTGTAGGTACTTCTCTGGGTGCTCTGATTGATTCTACTCCCTTCACTGCTCGTGATCAGATGGTAGAATACCGCGAACTTCTTCGCAAGGTTGGGCTTGAGTATAACGGCTCAGAGATCATGTACAACGGACAAACAGGCGAAATGATGGAGATGGAGATTTTTGTGGGTCCCACCTACTACATTCGTTCCAAGTTGATGGTAGAGGACAAGATCAATTATCGGGATACAGGATCCAAAACTCTCCTGACTCACCAGCCGCTGGAGGGACGCTCCGCCGGGGGTGGACTGCGTATCGGAGAAATGGAGCGTGATGCTCTCATAGCCCACGGAGTTTCAGGGTTTATAGAAGAGTCGTTCATGAAGCGGTCGGACGAGCATGAGGTGATCTTTCAGAAAGAAACAGGTCTCCTGGATAGCACTGGCGAGGGCGAAGTTGGAGTTTTACGCATGCCATATGCCATGTCCCTCTATGTCAAGGAGCTCGAGTCGATGCATATCCGTACAAATATTATAGGCGTTTAAGAGTATGACGGGTGATATAGGTAAGAAGATGTACGTCATCAAACGCGACGGACGCCATGAAGAGGTCTCGTTTGATAAGGTACTTCATCGGATTCAGAAGTTGTCCGTTGGACTGGATCATGTGAATCCGGCACTTGTAGCCCAGAAAGTTTGTTCCCAGATCCAGGATGGTATCAAAACATCGGAGCTGGACGAGTTTGCGGCAGAGACGGCAGCTATGATGGTGGGTCGTGCCCATCCCAATTACGGAAAGCTTGCAGCTTGTATTGCTATTGATAACCATCATAAGAATACACCTGCTTCGTTTCACGAATGTGCAGAGCTTCTCTGTGCCCGAGGAGTTGTATCCCAGAAGGTATGTGAGGTCTCACGTATGCAGGGAATCCAGGAAATGATTGATTACAACCGCGACTTTGAACTCTTTGATTACTTTGGGTTCAAGACTCTAGAGAAGAGTTATCTCCAGAAGTTGGATGGCAAGGTTGTTGAGCGTCCCCAGCACATGTGGATGCGGGTGGCAATTGAGATCCACACGGACGAATTTTCGACCGAGCATTACGGGTATCCTACCCAGTATGTTCCCAACATGCGTCGGATCGCCGAAACGTACGATGCTCTGTCTCGCGGATACTTTATCCATGCGACTCCAACCCTGTTCAATGCGGGCACGAATCATACCCAGTTGTCCAGCTGCTTCCTTCTGGATATCAAGGAGGATTCCATCAAAGGAATTTATGAGACCCTGGGTGACTGTGCTCAGATTTCCAAGTGGGCGGGCGGAGTAGGTCTAGCTATCCACAAGATCCGTGCCAAGAATTCCAGGATCCACGGAACCAACGGGGCTTCGACAGGTATTGTTCCCATGCTCAAGGTCTACAACGATACGGCTCGTTATGTCAACCAAGGTGGCAAGCGAAACGGTTCGTTTGCAGTCTACCTCGAGCCTTGGCATGCAGATATTGAGGATTTTCTACGTCTCAAGCTGAATACAGGTGCCGAAGAGGATCGGGCTCGTGATCTCTTTTACGGTCTCTGGATCCCAGACGAATTCATGCGTCGCGTAAAGGAATACCGGGACTGGACACTGATGTGTCCTCACGAGTGCCCAGGTCTCGCGGATGTGTATGGCTCCGAGTTTACGTCTCTCTATCGCAAATACGAAGCAGGTGGTAAGGGTAGGAAGACAATTCCCGCCCAGAAGCTATGGCAGATGATCCTGGATGCCCAGATCCAGACTGGCACTCCTTACCTCTGCTACAAGGATGCGGCGAACGACAAATCCAATCAGAAGAATCTGGGCACCATCAAGTCCAGCAATCTGTGCTCGGAGATCATGGAGTATACAGATGCGGGCGAGACGGCAGTGTGCAACCTGGGCAGCATTTCCCTCACCAAGTTTGTGAAGGAGGATAGGACATATGATTTCGAAGCTCTCCGGCATTACACCGCTATCCTGGCACGCAATCTGGATATTGTGATTGATCGCAATTACTACCCTACCCCCGAGTGCCGGGCATCCAACTTGCGTCATCGCCCCATCGGGATTGGTGTCCAGGGTCTCGCTGATGTATTTGCTAAGATGCGTATCACCTGGTCTTCTCCTGAAGCTGCCGATCTCAACCGCCGGATCTTTGAGCATATTTACTACGCCGCCCTCCATACGTCGTACAACATTGCCGTAGACAAGGGATCGTATCCTTCTTTTGAGGGATCGCCTGCATCTCAGGGAATTCTCCAGCCTGATCTATGGCGTGTCAACCCTCTATCCGACGATCTTGACTGGACAGGTCTTCGTCAGAAGGTGCGTAAGGGACTGCGGAACTCCCTCTCCATTGCCCTGATGCCCACGGCGTCTACATCTCAGATCCTCGGGAACAACGAGTGCTTTGAGCCGTTTACGTCCAACTTGTATGTCCGTCACGTCCTGGCAGGTGATTTCATCGTCATCAACAAGTATCTCATTTCTGAGCTGGTGGATTTGGGGGTATGGTCGCCCGAACTACGAACCTCCATTATCGCCAACAACGGCAGTGTCCTGGGTGTTCAGGGTGTGCCCCCCGACGTCCAGGAGCGGTATCGTACAGCATGGGAGATTCCGATGAAGACGATTATCAACTTGGCAGCCGACCGGTCTCCCTTCGTTTGCCAATCACAATCGCTGAACCTGTTTGTCGCCGACCCATCCTATGCTCGTTTATCGAGTATGCACCTGTATGCTTGGGAGAAAGGGCTCAAGACGGGGTGCTACTACCTCCGAACCAAGGCAGTCGCCTCGGCACAAAAGTTCACAGTGGAGCCTGAGGCTCGCCCCCAGCAGCCCGACTGCCTCACCTGCTCTGCGTAAAATCTTCTCCAATGAAGTATAAACAAATGTCCGGATACTGGTCCTCCGCTTCTGCCTCGCCTTTTGGTGCTGCCCCCGCTACGGGCGGTCGCCGTCGCCGCCACACCCGCAAGGGTGGTGAGGAGATGGTCGCTGGTCGCCGCCGCCGCCACTCCCGCCGTGGAGGTGAGGAGATGGTCGCCGGTCGTCGCCGCCGCCGTGGAGGTGCCGAGCTGCCCCCGCCCCCGCCCGCCGAGGTGAAGGAGGATGCCTCCCAGATCGCGGGTGCGGATGCCCCCAGGACGCTCGAGGGTGGTCGCAAGCGTCACACCAAGGCGAAGAAGGTCGCCAAGGCTCTGCTGAAGCTGTCGAAGAAGCTCGAGAAGGGAGGTCGCCGCCGCCGCCACTCGATGTATTAAACACTCAACCTGTTTAACATTTTTTAGGTAGAGCAATTGCTTTACCGCTAAAAATGTAGGTTCTTATGTCACTGGCTTGCTCTTGAGAAACTCACCGAGCGTGGAAAGCATGGTAAATAGATCATCGGTGAATCCGTAATGGCATCCGTTGGGTTCCATAGCCGGAGCCCGGCGGCTAGATGTGGTGCGGGGGTGTACCAAGCTCACAATGATCTCCTGGGGAGATAACTCTACACACTTTGATTCACGTCCTTGAATGAATGCGTGTCCCTCTGCGATCTGAGTCTCGTTGGGAAACCCCTTCTCCTCCCAGAATGCCCGGGTATAACACATCGTTGCCTCGGATACCCGCATGCTCTGAGGCAGTCTGATCGGAGGAACGTTAATAAACGAAATGTAATTTGCGATATCGTAGGACGGCAGGGTGGTGCAGAACGCACATTCCTTCTTGGCACGCAACATCATGGACACGCGAAACAGAACACTGTTCGGGGGATAAATATCGTCGTCGTCAAAGTGGACGATCACTGGAAACTTGGCAAGACTGGCTGCGAAATTACGCTTGGCTGCAATGGTCTTTCCTGGAGAATCGAGGATGTACCGGACGTAGGGTAAGTGTTTGACAAACTCTTCACATGTATCCTTACCGTCATCAACGATGATCCACTCGATCTTGTCTTTTGGATAGCATTGCGACTCTACAGCTCCGGCACAGATCTCCATAAACTTCAGGCGATCACGTGTGGGAGTAATGATAGTCACACCTGGCAGATCAGACTCGGGAATCGCATCAGTATCTACCGAGAATACTCCGTCGCACCTGTAATCTTTCAGAAATTCCTGCATCTCCTTTGTCCATGCCGAATGCCGCTCGACATACAGATCAGCGTTTCGACTACTCATCGCCTTCCGCTCCTTGAATGACATATCCGCATACTCTACGAATGCTTCGACCACCGATTCGGGAGTGGTCTTGGCAATGACGCCGAGGCACTCTGGATGGGGAACAGTCTTCTCTGTTTTCACCCACACAGCCTCATACCCAAACTCTTTAAATGGCGGAATATCGTTGAGAAGCAGGATAGAACCGGTAGAAGCAGCCTCATTGACCGCGTGTCCGAAACCTTCGCCCCCTGAACAACATATGGCAAGACCACACTCCTGAAGAAGGTCATCATACTCCCCCTGTTTCATGGTCGTCGAGTGAAGTACAACGTTGGTAAGAGTTTCGGGGACATCGACCTTTAACCGGCTTCCATCATAGATGACGTGGAGTTCGGGGAGCTTGATATCCTTGATGTTGGCTAGGGAGTAAGCGTCCACAATGAGCTGAGGATGCCGAAAGATGTTTTTGCCAGTGATGACGACAGCCTTATGGAAGTTCTTCTTTTCGGGTACCCCTTTGGCGATTGATGTCCAGCCAATATGCTTGACGTTGGGGTGGAGAGCTGTAAAGATTTCAACTGCCTCTTCAGTCTTGCACCATATCTCATCTAGGGACGCAAGGTAGGGAATCCATGTCTTATACGTCCACTCTGGATTGGGGATCAAGATATTCCGAGCGGCGTATGTGAACAGGGCAGGGTTCAGGACTTCCAGGAACACGTTGACCTCTGCCTCGTCGCATTCGGGCTGGGCATTCAGAATCCGGCGAAACTTCACGGTCTCATCGGCGGCTGCCCAGATTCCCTGGAGAATATCTGCATCCTGAGCCAGACCTGTTTGGTTGCGGTGCGTAGAAATAATGTTGACTCGCATTACACTCTTAGTGTTTCCTTCGTTTAAGTGTTCCCCTGATTTGACGAGGGATGCGTTTGGCTGTCTTGGCACGAAGATTCATGATCCGGAGATACTCTGCCCTGCTAGGCGTTCCGCTCGCACACGGGTGTACGACAATCATACGGTCGTAGAACCATACGCTCGTCTGACCTGTCCACTTCCAGAAGTCATCAATGACATCGATAGAAGGTGCAGTTTCTATATCAGAAATGAACCTATCTGTGAACTCTACACACTCCGTCTGCATGTCTCCGAATCCGTACTTTGTGTCGAATATCTCAGAACATACCTGACCATATATCAGCTGAACATCTTTCCGGATCGGATTCCACACAATCTTGTCAACGGGACGAAACGTATCCCACCCTGCGTCCCATACAAGAAGTTTGTTGTCATTAAGTTTTCCGTAAACACGATCTCCGAACCGCACGAGACTCATTACTAGTCATCAATCTAAAAGAACGCTTTGAATTCCGCACTCTTCGTGCCATAGATGTGAGGGTTGATCGGGCGGCTGATCTGGTCGGGGTAGTTGAGCGTCTGGCTGCGGTTGAAGAGCCACATGTTGATAGAACCCAGAATATCATCCACACAGTATTTCATGACACGCTCGTTCAATGCATTCAGTTCCTTGGCGGCGTTCTTCTCATCATTGATCTGGTACTGGAGGTAGTATGCACGCATGATCGTCTTCAGATCATCGGAACGCTGGGGATCAATCACATGTTTCTTGTCGCTCTTCTCCCATACACGGTACCGGATCTCGTCCTGGAGGTACTGAATATTGGCGTCCGAGAAAAATGCCTGGTTTAGTGGAGTGGCGGTGTGCACGCGAATCACAGCCTGCTGCTGAAACGTTGAACCGTAAGACAGTTTCGGATCCTCGTGGTGCGTTGAAAATAGCTTGAACGCCTGAGTATCCTGCGTCTCGGGGTCTACAAGATTCGGGACAAACCCTGTGTGTTTTGGGGCACCACGGATAGCGGTATCGACATAATACTCGTTAAGGTCGCCAGTCCGACGGGGGTAGATTTCACCGTTTTGGGGAGCAGCAGGCATCTATTGTTCTTATCTTTAGTTCGGGATAATTCTCTGGATATTCTTCGAGTCTGGCTCCATCGTCGTCACTTCCAGAACAAAGGTAGCTTGGACGTTCAAGTTCATTATCGGGATCACATAATCCTGAGTCAGCGTACGCTTCCCTGCAAACGAGAGATTGCTTGGAACACCGGTATATTGCTGGAGACATACTTGCGACAATGTACATACCAGTGCACATATCGTGGTGACAGAGTTTGACATTCCCGCGAACCCAGAGACTTTCGGAACAGCAGTGAACGATGTGCCAATACTGGTAATAAGAGGAAACGAGTTGGGTACTGTAAAGTCGGATCCACACACGTCGGTCACCATAAAGTTATTCGACAGGAGATTCAAAAAAGCGGAAAGCTGAGGAGTGCAATTGGAATCTGCCGCAATCTGAGTTACGGCGGGGGAATAGAACGTGATTTCGTCGCCTACCCGAATATCGGAGGACAGGAAGGCGTTACAGTTTCCGAAGGTTGTGTTGCAGGCAGTTTGTGTGACAAAAAACTTGACCTTCCCTGTGCTTTTCGCGTCCAAAACAAAGTCAACTATACTGAGATTATCAAGCTGGGAAAATACGACACCGGCAGGGTTGTATAGTTGAATGTTCGCGTTTGATAGTTTGGCAAGGGGAGGGTCAAAATTGTAAGACTCGTTAGACCAGGCGTAGTAGTCTGAAAACTGACCTGGGTATGTACCATTTCCACTATACAGATTGCGAGTATTCTGTGTGAGAACAGTGAAGGTTTGTTGTACGATCTGGGATCCTCCCAGATAGTTTCCTTTCAAGTTCTCAATTGTCATGAGGATGTACGGCTGTGTGTGAAATGCGGAGGGGTAGTCAACGGTATCAGAAAAGGTGGTCGGGGTGTATGGCTGTGTTCCTCTGACTGGTAGTATAGCCCGCGATAGCTTTATTTCAGACACGTTTGAGAGTGCCAGCTGGGTGGCGTAGGAGTAGCTGTTTGTTCCATACTGTTTCTGCTGAATATCGATACCAACCTGAGCACCAGCAGGATCCGCAGCGTTAAACACGGGGTAAAAGAAGACTTTAGTTTGCGGATCCCTGTAGTTTACAGGCGTGGGGCTGTGTACGAGTCGGTTATTTGATAGAACAAGCTTCCAACCGTAGGAGGGGCGTACGAGTCCTTGGTTTGTAGTGTTTACATAGGCGGGCAACGGTATTCCAGCTGGGAATGTTTGGGGAATGTTGTTTGGTACGGTCTGGAATCCGGCGAGGGCTCCTGATACAACACTCGGAGGATTCACTGGGGTCTCCCATGCAGATATTGGGATTGTAGGGTTGTTAAAGTAGAACGGAGTTTGCGGTCCGATTATCTGGACGGGAACCTGTGTCCCAAATGAAAAAACATTAGCATACGCATCGGGCTGGATCGTCCAGTCCCGCTGTGCGGAATCAATGATGACATTTCGTTTTCGCGGAATCATGGATGGAGCTGATTGGACAGGTGCAGTCAGAGTTGAATTCAGATCGGGATGACTCAGTTCCTCTATAGTTGCCTGTCCTCCCGATTTGGTATCCACATACTGCGGGTGCCTGTTCTGATGAGGTTCTACATTAGGACCAGATTCGGACGTTTCCTGAAGGGCTACTCGAGGATCAAAATCATAATCCTCTCGGGCTTCTGCATCCGCCCCTGCTAGAATTCTCTGGTAGTTCATTCTATCCTATCTTATCTCTCTACAAGGCGAGATTCTCTAAATCGGCAACCCAGAACCGCTCAGGCGTCGTGCCCTCGATCTCAAGTATCCGTGCCCGGATCCGATCAAGCTCCGCCTGGTGCTTCTGAACGTTCTCCAGCGTCATGCTGCTGAACGGCAGCTTCAGGAGGTCGGGGATATCCGTAAGCTCGTGCTTCTCCAGGATGGTCACACACTCAGCATGGGGCTTCTTCCGCAGGTCGATCGCGTCTTCGCACATCAGTGTCAGGAACTTCACGACACTCGAGTGCCACGGCAGCTTCCCACGCAGTTCCTTCAGCATACTGGACTTGCGGTCAGAATACAGAGCCAGCCGAGTCTCCGCATACTCGACCAGGATCTCGTTGACGTTTGCGAACTTGCGGATCTTGCCGTGGCGATCAAAGGCGTGCATGTTCGTCAGCCTGATGCGAGACGACAGCCCGAGCTTCTTCTCGATTTCTTGAACAGTCATCTCATCCTTGAGAACCACCTCGAAGTTCACGTCCACGTCCGTCGAGGTATCCGTGTAATCCTTGACCAGATCCTTCTTCTCGCACTGGGCATCCAGGAACGCCTTGAAGTCCGACGTCCAGTACTCGATCGGCAGATCCCGCACCACCACCGTCTTGGTCTTGGGATTGTACGAATAATCGGCAGTGACATCGTAGCCATCATCGCGAGCAATGACCGTACCCTTGAACCCACGGTACCATGGAATCATGTTGAACGAGCTGAGACTGTCACCGTCCTTCAGCCACCGAAGCAGGAGACCGCGAATGACTATAGGGTTGTACGATGGAATGTAGGTAGAGTAACCAGTTCCAATACCACGAGCACCGTTGACCAGAAGCATCGGGAGAACGGGAGCATACCACTCGGGCTCCACCGACAGCCCATCGTCGTCGCGGTACTTGAGACACGGCAGGTCGTCGGAGGGGACCAGATCCTTCATGTAAGGCTGAAGGTAGGTGAAGATGTAACGTGACGCAGCCGAGTCCTTGCCACCCTCCAGACGCGTACCAAACTGACCCTTGGGAACCAGCCATGCCAAATTGTTTGAACCCACAAAGTCCTGAGCCATGCCGATGATCGTCTCGTTGAGCGACATCTCACCGTGATGGTATCCTGCGTGCTCCGACACGTATCCTGCCAGCTGGGCAACCTTGACCTTCGAGGTGAGGTTACGCTTGAGGCAGCCGAACAGAATCTTACGCTGCGACGTCTTGAGACCGTCGATTGCACTCGGAATCGACCGCTCGAGATTGTAGTGTGAGAAGTGGATGAGATCGCGGTGCACGAACTCTGCGTACGGCAGGGTCTTATCCGCCTTTGGGATCACGATTGCGGAGGCATCGTGTCCCTGGAGCCATGTCTTACGATCGTCCGCCCGAGCCTTGTTGAATGCCAGATCGATCGCCTCCGAATCTGCATCGGCAGTGTACCGGAACTGTGTGACATTCATGTGCTTGAAATATTCCTGGGCTTCCTCGCGAGTCGACGTACCCAACCCCTTGTAATACTGGATCGACCAGTTCCCTGTTGCCGACGTCTTCCATTGGTCATACTCGAACTGTGTGTAGAACGTCCGATTCTCCTTACCCTTCGTCGCCTTCACAATCGGCGTTGCCATGTAGGTGAGGAACCCTGGGATCCGAAACAGCTCCGTCCAGAGCTCATGGAACAGGTTGATGAGGAGACCGCGGATGTGCGACCCATCGTAATCCTGGTCGGTCATGATCAGGATACGTCCATACCGTAGACTCTTGATATCCGCATACGTCTTCCCAGACTCAAGTCCCACGATCTTCTTCAGCTCGGCGATCTCCTTCGCCAGCTCTACCTTTGACGCCGACGAGTCCTTCACATTCATGATTTTCCCCCGCAGTGGGAACACTCCGAAAGTCTGGCGTTGAGTCTTTGTAAGACCGCTGAGAGCCATTGCCTTGGCGGAATCCCCCTCGGTGAGGATGAGAGTGCACTCGGCAGACTTGGCGGTACCTGCGAGGGCGGCGTCGTCGAGCTTCGGGATACCGTATATCTTAGAACTCTTCCGTCCATCGCTCTTCTTGTTCTCTTTCTCGTCCTTTTCCTTTTGAGCAACCACCAACTTGTCCACCAACTCAAGCTTGGCTCGCACCTTTTTGAAGAACTCGTCTGGCAACTTGCACGTCGAGCCAAATGCTGTGCTCTTTGTGGTCAGTGCCTCCTTCGTCTGTGACGTGAACGACGGATTCTCCACTGCCGCCGTCACCCACACCGCAATGTTCTCCTTCACCAGTGAGGGCTTGACCTTGATCTTCTTCTTCGTCTCCAGGAACTCACACAGGTTGGAAACGATCTGGTTTACCACGTAGTCCACGTGTGTCCCACCCTTAGATGTCCAGATACCGTTGACGAACGAGACCTGGAGGAACCCGTCCGCAGGAGTATCCGCGACCACTACGTTCCACCGGTCACTCGTGTGTGCCGCTACCGGTGTGCTCACAAACTCGCTCGCATACGCCGACAGATCACGGCACTTGATCAGTACCTTTTCCTCCCCGTGCTTCCAATGTACCTTGACATCCTTGCCCACCGTCATCGCCAGATCACTCGCCCGCCGGCGGAACACACCCAGCAGATCGGTTGTTATCTGAGTGAGACCGAACCTTCCAAAGTCGGGGGTCCACGCGACACTGACATACGGCTTGGACTTGCACGCCACGATCTTCGGCTTATTCACCACCGTCATGTTGTTCTCCCAGGTCTGTGTATACTTCTTGCCTGAGACCGCATCCACCGTCTCCACTGTCATCGTCTTCGCGAAGATGTTGGCAAGCTTCACGCCGTAGCCGTTCTTGCCGCCCACCAGCTTCTTCTCGTCCTTGTCGTAGTTCGTGGAAGTCAGAAGCTCGCCAAACACCAGTTGCGGAACCCAGACCTTGTACTCTGGGTGCTCGGCTACCGTGATACCCTCCCCGTCATTCTCCACCGTGATCGTCTTGTTGTCGCTCGAAATCTCAATTGTGATGTTTTTGACTGGATTGGCGGATCCACGCTGACGCATCCGCACCACCTGATCATGGGCATTCACCACGATCTCGTCAAACAGCTTGTAGAATCCAGGGTTGAAGGATAGGCTTTTCTGAATGAACTTCTCGTCCTCCACGACGTACATCTCCTCAACCGACGTCTCGATGGAGCCGACATACGTGTCGGGGAGAGACAGAATGTGCTCGCGGTGCGTGTGCTTCTTGTACGCCTCCGCCATTTTGTAGTGTCTGGGTACCTTCCCAAAAAGCCAGTCCGTTTTACGCAGAAAATCCATATTCATGTAAATGCCCCCTGCTCGAGCAAAGAAGGGAAAGAAGGTCGTAGACGAGCCAACAGTCGAGCTTCCGCCTGTGATATTCTTCCTGCGAATAGGGAAGGACTTTGATTTCGAGGAGGAGAGGGTGGATGTTCCTGCTCCGTCTGGAGGAGCCCTGGAGTACTCCGATATTCTCCAGACCACCGAAGCACAGGAACGACGCTTCGATGAGTCGGTCATTCACGAATTGGTATCAAAGTTTTCCCTGCAGACATCGTACCCTCCCGGATCTGCATGCCTGTGGTGCTGCCACACCATCCCCGGAGACTCATTTGTTGTCCCGACGCACTATGATGTCTACACGAACATGTACACTGCCGAGGGAAATTATTGCAGCCCCGAGTGTGCCCTTGCATCTATCTACCGCGAGCCCGGAATCACAGAGTCTGATAAATGGCTACGTCACTCCCTGCTACGGAATGTCTACCGGTCGCTATACAAGGATCACGACATTCAGCCCGCTCCCGACCGGCGTGTCCTCCGAATGTTTGGGGGGAATCTGGATATCCAGCAGTACCGCGAATTTGTCCAGCACTGTACCAAGCCTCTCCAGCTGGCGATGCCTCCAGTCCGACTGTACATGCCGTCCGTGAACACTCAGTCATCAGTCCGCGATGTCAAGTCCTATGTCTCTCTATCTAGCGAGACTGTGAACAAGGCCTCACAGCAGCTCCGTCTCAAACGGTCAAAGCCAGTTCATGAGGGTATTCCCACCCTTGACAAGTGCCTAACAGCGTTTGGCTCACCCCGATGAAATATTCGAAGAAAGCAATGACATCTCTGGGTGAACTTCTCAAGATGTCACTGTTCTTCCAAGTCTTGACGACAACGGGAAACAGTTTTAGGCCGCTCATGGCATTCATTGGACTCAATATATATGAGCGTGGACTCGCATTGTACCCTTCGTGGCTATCATCTCTTAAGACATCCTTTGCCAGTTCTATCGAGTCCGATGACCGTAAACCTTCGGCGGTCATTGAGTGCGAGCGTGGATCTCCTCCTCCCACTAAGGGCGGACAGGCTCCTCTATTTATGACACGGATGGATGCCATCATTCATTACGTCGCATGCTCCCCAGCCACCAAGCGGCTTCTTTCCATCGCCAACCACGATTACCTCCCTTACGAGTTTGAGTCCGTGCGTCTCGACGAGGATATCTACTTCAAGCTCACGAATGTAGAAGTTGATGATGGAAATATCAAGAACATCAAGTTTCAGATTTTTTGCTACAACCACCCGATTCAGACCCTGCAGAAGTTCGTGGACTCATGCAACCAGGATTACGAACGCCGCATGCTCAACAAACTGGGCAACGATCTCTACTTCTTTGACCAGATGGTGGACAACAAGAAGCGAAAGTCGAATCAGAATCCTCTTCCCCAGAACTTTCTGGTGTACACCAAGAACAAGTTCTCCACAACCCGCACGTTTGAGAACGTTTACTTTGAGCAGCAGCGGGAGGTCAAGAAGCGTGTCAATTTTTTCCTGGAGAAGCGGTCGTGGTACGAACGCAAAGGAATTCCGTATACCCTCGGCTTCCTGTTTCACGGAGACCCTGGAACCGGCAAGACGTCGGAAATCAAGGCGATTGCCAACGTTGCCCGTCGTCACCCCGTGAACATCCAGCTCTCGGAAATCAAGACCAAGACTCAGCTTCGCCAGCTGTTTTTTAGTGACGATCTTCACGTGTACAACGGGACAACACTTGAGAAGTACACTATTCCTATTTCCGAGCGACTCTACATTATCGAGGACGCCGATGCGATGGGCGACGTACTCCTGAAGCGGGAGTGGAAGCGTCCAGAGCAGGTGCAGGCTCCTAAGGATCCGTTTGCTCCCGAAATGGACGATGATATTATTAAGGATCCCATCGATCTCTCATTCCTCCTCAATCTCCTCGATGGTACCCTAGAATCCAGCGGTCGCATTATGGTATTCACCTCCAATTTCCCCGAGCGGTTTGATCGTGCTCTCATTCGTCCCGGTCGCATTGATATGATCGTCCATTTCAAGAAGTGTTCGCGAACTGTCCTGAAAGAGATGATTGAAGGGTTCTACGACATCACGGACGGAGTAACCCACCCACTGTTCGATGATGCCAAGATGGATGAGAAGTGGAGCCCGGCTGAAGTCAACCAGATCCTGTTCCGTAATTTTGAGAGTCCTGAGCAGGCGATGGACGAGCTGCATTCTCTCAGTGCATCTACGCCGCTGCTACAGGAGGAGACGGAGACCCCGATTTAAAGAGTTTCATGGCGAACTGAATCGTCTCGGGGGGCATGTCGAAGACCAGGATGTATATCAGTGCGAACCCCATAACAGATGACGCGATTCCCACAGTGGAGAGTGTCCATGCTGTCAGTCCCCCAGTTGAAGCATTCACGACCGACGCAAGCATTCCCGCAAGAGGGACAAGGTAGGGAATCAGAATGAACGTGGAATACGCTCCGATCGCAGGGTACTTCTCAAACACCAGAGATTCCAAAGCGAACCACGCGGCACGATAGTAAATAATAATCAGAATATGAGTGAACGTAAACAGGAGGAGTCCATTTGCAGATGACACAACTGGTCCGGGAGTATCGGTGGCTACTTGATCAGGAGGAACATCGGCAACGGGGTCATCGGTATTGTCCGCCATCCGAATCTATTATGTATTGAAGACAAGATTTGCTTGTCCATTTGTAACCTTGAGGAAATTGTACGATTCAATATAGATCATGGACGAATATCCATTATATTGAATCTGTACGTTTGTGGGGGAAGGGTATACCGTCAGCGTCTGACCCGCCTGTACCGCCGGCGGAGCTATCGCCTGTCCTGACGCATTCGTCGGAACAGTCGTTGCTCCAACGGGGACAACGGTGGGATTGGTATTGAACGTGGTGTTCTTAATGACGCATACTGGTATTTGAGACACTGGACCTGTCTGAACGACAGGGGGTGTCAGAAGTGTGTACTGCAGATTGGTCTTATTAAACATTGAGCCGTTTGCACTTCCAGACGGTTGACTGATAGTATTGGGATCCAGAGAAAATGAGTATAAATTTATACCGGGAAGAGCAGTTGTGTCACCCGGTGAGAAACGATAATTCTGAATATTGCGGAAAAAGTTGACATTCTTGGTTACAAACCGATCAGTTCCATCAAATGTCAGGTTTCCTTCCAGTAGAATGTTCTGGGAATCCATTGAGTTTGAAAGTTGAATTCCAGTCGAGTACCATTGGTCGGGTGTCGCAGGTGCAGTCAGGGTCGGCAGGACGCTTGGGTATGTTTGGACAGGAGGGTAGTATATTGAATCCCAGTTTGTGTAATTGTCCCAATCATTCAAGAGAATTCGGTCTTGACGCTGGAAGAGGGAGACGACACGGGTGCACAGATTGTACATCGGAATAGTTACGTTGTTGTACCCGTACTGGTTGTTGTTCTTGAGATAGCGGACTTGAGTAATGAGGAATGAACGATCGTGTTTCGCAATGTACGCACGTTCCGTGTCTGTTAGGAAAATGTAGTTGGCTTCAATGTAGGGGTTGAGGTTCCAGCTTACAAGCGAGGCATTGGTGGGATTCCCCATCGTATCGGGGTACGACAGGTAATTCTGGATTCCAAGATAAGAGTCTCCAGGGTTTCCGGTGACACGGGTCTGGAATGTGGGGTTGGTCGCAGCTGTTCCGCGTGTGTCCAAAACCGTAAACAGGCTGTAGATATTGCGGAAGGTGATTTGGATGGATACTTCAGTCTGGGGCATGGCTACAAGGGGGATGGATTGTCCGATCTCCTCGCAGAACCAGAAGGAGAGGGGGATATTGAGCTGACGTCCGCGAATAGAGGGAGCGGGAGGGGCAGTATTTGTGGCAGACACGTTGATCGCATTCGGGTACTGGTTGGTGCGTCCGGGGGCGTTTGCAGGGTCGTGCATGTCCACCGTATTGCCAACCATATCATCAATCTTAGCTCGCCGAGTCTTGTCACTGTTCAAGTAACTCTTGACCTTCATCCATTCTCCTGTTACCGTGCACATAGCCGTTCCGTTGAAAAGAACAGAGGCTGTCTCGATCATATTGTACCCGAGATTACGAGACCACTGGAAGGCGGTTTCGTAAGCCAACGATGTTTGCTTATCGAATCCAGAGAGCGGAGACCAGATATCGGGGATCTGGACACATACGTAGCAGTCGTGGAGCAGGTCGGCATAGCGAGGAACCGGAAACGTGAACGTCTTGTTTCCTGCAGGTGGGAGCGTGGTGTCGGTGATATTTGCGATATTCAGCATGAAGTGTTCCATTGCGAAATTGGTGGATCGTTTGTACATCTTGTTGAAGTACGTCATGGAAGGGTTTCCATTGATAAACACGTTTTGGGCACCGAAGCCAGTGAGCTGAACGAGTCCGCCACCCATTCTTACTATATTATCTTATAGGGTATGATTAATGTATCGGAACTTGCCGTATATCATTATTGGCATCCTTGTCCTCTTTGTCTTGATTCACTCGTACATGAGCGTTCGCTTCGGGTACGACTGGATAGGGACACAGACACGCAAGGTGATTCATGGGGCGTATACGCGTAGCAACTCGGTACACGAGCTCTACCCCATTCCTCCAGTTCCGTTCATGGATCGGTTCTCGGAGTTCACCAAGATCCCGAAAATGAAGGAGAGCGGACAGGCTCCCGGAATGGCTTACTACTAATTACTGAGGGTTGTTCATATCTGCCCGGGACTTCACATTCATATTGGCAGTCTGTTTCTCGCCTCCAGGTGCCAATGCCTTATTGTTGGCAAGGACGAAGCTGTTGCCGTTCGTGCAGCACGTGGGAACAAGAGAGGTGGTCGTTTCTCCAATATCGTTATAGACTGAACCCGCCTGGAACGTCGTATACGTACTTGCATATGCCGCCTTCTGAGACTGGGGATAGTTCGTGTAGTAGTTGTTGACCACCGTTCGCTTCCTCATCTGGGTCACTTCAGATGCACTCTTGAACCGAGTCTGCTGACTGAACGTGATCGGAAGCCCGCTGAGCGTGAGATTCGTGTAATACTCTGCCATGCTATTGTATTTACAGATAGAAAAGGTTAATCATAAAATGGCACCTGTTCGGTTTCTACTTGTATCAACACACACTGAGCAGGTTACAGGGTACTCGAAGGTCTCCTACAACCTCCTCAAGCAGCTAGGAACTCTGTCGCCTCTTATCAAGATCTTTCACTTTGGGTTTCAGCGTACTCCTGCCCGCCTGCCAGCCCCTGCTCGCCCCCTCAAGGGCGTGATCCAGTACGATGCTGCCGCCAACGAGGATCCTAAGGAACAGGGGTTCGGCTTCAACAAGTTCAAGGAGTATGTCGAGACGGTGAACCCCGACATCATCATGATTTACAATGATCCGATTATCGTCAACCAGTTCATCCAGCAGACGAAGGATATGGAGAAGCAGTGGAAACTCTGGATCTACCTTGATCAGGTATACAAGGGTGCGGACATGGGTCTTCTTCGCAACATTGAGAACGCCGCCGATCGTATCATCTGTTTCACGGATACTTGGAAGGCTCATCTCATGACCCGCCTCACCACGCCCAATATCAAGATTGATGTGATGGAGCATGGTGTAGACACCCTAGTGTTCAAGCCCATGTCGGACTCTGAGCGGATCGGAGTCCGCAAGAACCTCAGCATTCACCCGAATGCCAAAGTGTTCCTAAACATGAACCGCAATTCGCAGCGTAAGCGTCTCGATCTGACGGTCATGGCGTTTGCCCGTCTGCTGAAGAAGCTTCCTGACGAGCCTCTTCACCTCCTCCTTGTTACGGGCGTGAAGCCGGAGGGCGGGGCGTTCTACCAGCCTCTCCAGATCTATCTCAATGAGCTCGAGCTTCTGGGTCTGGACAACCTGAAGTACGGCACTCGTGTCTCGATCGTAGACACCACGCCTCCCACAGCTTACTTTAATGACGAAGCCATTAACCAGCTGTACAATGTGGCAGATGTTGGTGTGAACACGTCAAACGGCGAGGGATTCGGTCTCTGCCAGCTTGAGCACATGGCAACGGGTGCCCCGCAGGTCGTGCTGGATCTGGACTGCTACAAGTCGTTCATGACGGACGAGACGAGTGTACGTTGTCCTCTGACGTCTTACTCCTACCTCCAGATGACTGCGGGTGTAGGTCTCACGGAGTACACCACGACGGCGGAAGAGGTTGCCTCTGCGATGGAGAAGTCACTGAGTATGCTGGGTCGTGAAACCTCCGAGAAGTGCGTGGCTACCGCTCGTGCTCGTCCGTGGTCTAAGATCTGTGATGCCTTCCTGGAGAGCATCCTTGAGAAGAACTAAGCATACGTGAAAAACTGAATCCGATCCTCCTTGAGGGTTCCCAATTTGAGTAGTCGTTGTTTATCCCCAAACGCCGACTCGTCAAACACCTCCTTGGTATCTGGATCCACCAGGAATACGAAATCCTTGACCTTCACCTTCTGTAGCCGCCGCTTGCGTTTCATCATGTTCTTGAGGTAGGACGCATCAAGTTCGTCGTCCTTGATGTTGGGGTTGAACGCCAGATCTTCGCCTTTGGTCGTGCTATCGAACCGCATACATTGAAGTACCGGCTTCTCCCTCGAGTGCAGCTTGCGATGAATTTCGCAGTCTACTGCTGCCTGCTTGATTAGCCGAGTAATTCCAGCTGTGATCTTCTCCTTTTCGTACGACACTTCATACAGGAACTCATCACTGGTCATGAATGCTTCAGGTGCCCTCCCACCTCCTTCCGGCAGATTGTACTTCTTGGGACTGCTATCTGTCCTTCGAATGGGCACGATATTAAAGGCAGTGTTGGATGCTGCTTGATCCTTTGAGAAGACGGATACGTAGAACGATATACGGATCGTGCGTTCCTCTTGCGGAACCGTTTCGACTTTGATGGATCCTTCTGACAGAATTTGGCGGGTGGCGTGTGAACACAGGCGAATACCGCGTCCAATCACCTGATCATGCCTCGCAGGGTTCCAGTGCGGTTCCATGATGTGCAGGTGTCGGACGTTCTTCAAGTTAATACCTTCCGCACCACTAGATGTAGCCATCAGGATACATATCAGCTTTTTTCCACCGCGTTTCAGTATGCTTTCACGAATACTTCCCGAGTGTTCGGGATAATCGGACTGCAGCCCCAGGTAATCCTCGTTGAAAATTAGGCGAGTGATTTCACGTTCCGCTTTCTCGATTTCACCCGTATAAAATGCGTACGCCGGTTTTGCAGGGTCGAGGTCTGGAGCCTCACGATACTTTCCACCCTCTTTGATTAGACGGTATCGCTGGTATCCATTCGCATCCAGAATAGCCGAAAGAATTCCAAGACCTTCAAGCTTGAGGTACTGCGAATAAATGAACTGGTTCTTGAAGTTGTCGGTTCCAGTTGTTGCCTTGACATTCGCAAGGATCTTCCGCATCTTCGGAGAGTACGTCGCTAGACCTTCGTCGCGGAGATACTTGTCAGGGTTCTCGCGAAGCTTTCCTAGAATCAAAGTCTTCTTGTCGTCTTCGTTATCTTCCTCTCCCTGCTCATTCGCGAGAGCACGGTAATCCGACGGAACGGCGTAGTTACAAGCGAGGCGGGACATGACGCGATAGGTCTTCATGTCTTCGTTAAGAGTAGCGGGACCTGTACGTTTCTTGGAATCCTGCTGAATCTCCTTCCATCGCACTTCAAGGTATCGGTTGAACTGCTCGTCGGACATTTCGATCAATTCAAGCATTTTGTCGTCATCTACCCGTTTGGGGAGCATCCGTTCATCGGATCCCTTGTAGTAGGACACGAGACCTTGTGCCCGCTTCTGGAAAAGCAGAGCGTTTTTGACATCAAGACCTTCAACAAACGTATTCATAAAATCTGCAAAGTTAGTAGGGAGACATTCTAAGGCTTCACGTTGGATGTTTTCGCGTGGGGCGAGAACAC